TCTCCGGTGCTGAAACGGCTACGGATAAAATGACATTCAGTGTTCATGAAGCCGGCTTTAAGAACATTGAGGAACCCAACTCTGAAGATGTAGTGAAAACAGCTTTCGCCGCAATGACATATGCCCAGTATTTCCCGAATGCTATTATTCTTAATCCAATGACTGTTAACGGTATGGAATCAGAGAAAGATACGACAGGACGTAATCTTGGTATCGTTAAAATGGTTGATGGGGTGAAATATATTGCCGGTCGCCCGATTATCGAGTACGGTGGTATTCTTCCCGGTAAGTATCTTTTGGGTGACTTCAACCAAGCCGCAAATTTGGTTGATTATACCACTTTGACACTTGAATGGGCTGAAGATGTGGAGACCAAGCTTTGCAACGAGGTTGTATTGATGGCACAAGAAGAAGTTATCTTCCCGATTTATATGCCGTGGGCTTTCGCTTATGGGGATTTGGCCGCATTGAAGACTGCAATAACTAAAGCGTAGGATTATGGATTACATACTTAGAGGTAACGATAAGGATGTAACCAATGTGCTTAAAGAGCAACGCATTCGGATTAATAGAGGGATGATTCAACTCATCCCTATTTCCGAATGTGGTCTTGTTACAGAAGAAGATGCCCGAAAGACATTGGAATGTATGCTTGCAGAGAAAAATGAAGAGATTGGCAGGCTTACTGCATCCATTGCAGAGAAAGATAAGACAATTGTTGAACTGACAGAAGAGCGTGAAACAATGAAAGCTCGCATTGCAGAACTTGAAGTACAGGTGCCTTCTGATGAAAAGAATCTTCCGGTTGCCGATTCAAAAGATTTGCAAGAGGAAGATGCCAAGGAGGTAACTGTTACAGATGATAAAGCCGTTTCCGTGGAAGATGAAAAGAAAACCGGGAAAGGCAAGACTTCTAAATAACTATCGCTATGTTGATTGATGTTTCATATTTTATGTCAGGTCCCAGGCATATTGAGAATGTTTCGGTCGTTGAAATGCCTTCGCCCCAATCTCTTGCTGTGAATGAGGTGATAAATGGGTATATTAAGGCATTTCAGCCCGAATTTCTCCGGAATGTTGTTGGTGTGACTCTTTCCCAAGCTATCACAGATTATTTGGAGCTTATTGAACGGGAAAAGGAAGATTCTTCAAATGAAGTTGATATTTCAGAAGAGAAAGAAGAACCCCAGTCCGGATATGCAATATTGTGCGAGAAGTTGTGTGAACCGTTCGCTGACTATGTCTTTTATCATATTCTTCGTGACGCAAACACACAGGCTACAATAACCGGGCTTGTCCGTTTGAAATGCGCTAATGAATATGTAGCTCCTTTGAAGAGACAAGTAAGCACATGGAATAGCATGGTAGAGAAGAACAAACAGTTTGTTGAATGGGCTATGTCGAATGATTGTCCTTTTGATGTGAAAATAACCAAGAATCTTTTGACCCCAATTAATGCTTTCAATTTATGATAGATTTAGATATAACAGAACTGTTTGAGGAGATTGTAAAGGAACTTCCAGAAGGGCTTGAAATCCTCTATCCAAATGGGAAAGGGGGAACTAAAGTAGTGAAGTCCCCAAGATTGAATTACATCTTCGGTAGCAGTCAATATATCAAAGATATTTTAGATGAATACAGTAAGTCTTCTGCCCAGTCTGAAAGGAAGTTTCCATTGGTTGCACTATTCACTCCAATAAGTGAAGATAGAGGTGACGCGGATTATTTTTCAAAAGCAAAGGTTTCGTTAATTATAGCATGTTCTTCTTGTAAAGAGTGGAGCAATGAGATGCGCAGAATCACATCTTTTAAAAATATCCTTCGGCCAATCTATAAACGTTTGTTGGAAGTATTATATGAAGATTCCCGGTTCGACTGCGACTATGACGAAAAAGTGAAACATAGTTATTCAGAAAACTATTCATATGGCAGATACGGAGCCTATACAGATTCCGGTGAGGCTGTGAGCGAGCCGATTGATGCCATAAATATACGCTCGATGGAAATAAAAATTAATAATCTTAATTGTAGAAGAAAATGAGAAAGATTAGAACGTGTAAGGGTTCCCGGATGAACACTGGTAGTTCTGCTTGTAGCATTGACTGGAAAAAAGTCAAAGGTGCTATCTTGACAGAACATGGTGTCAAACTCCCTGCTGATATAACAGGTGAGAAGTTGCTCGAATTGTGCCATGCAGACCGTCCCGGGCGTATTTACCCTATTTTGCCATTCCTGGAGTATGCCAAGAATGGTGGAGAGCCCCAAGTTAATGCTGTAGGGTACGGTGCAAGCGAATACAACGGGCTTAGTGCTCAAACAGACACCTTCACTTTGAAGAAATTTGATGAGGTTTTGAATGCCCAGCTTCTGAAATGTGCCAATAAAGGATGGGACGTTTACTTTTGGAATCAGGATAATATGTTGATCGGTTATAATGATGACACTGATATCCTTGCCGGTATTCCGATGTCTACTGTTTACCCGACCGTGACACAGTACCCGACCAGTAGTGCTAAGTCTGCGATGACTGTTAGTTTTTCACATGAAGATGTGGAAGACAGCCAATTGCACTTTGACTATGTGCAGTTAGACTTCAATCCCAAGAATTTCGTTAAAGGCTTGGTTGATGTTGTGTTTCAAAAGTTGGAGGCCGAAAATACTTACAAAATAGTTGAAGTTGTTGGTGGTTATGACCGTACAGAAGAATTTGGCAGTCTTATTGCTGATGGTGCTGCTGAAGTTATGAATAACGTAACTTCTGCTACATATTCGGATGGTATCATTACCATTGTTCCTAAAGCCGGGGCGGTTCCTTCGTTGAAAGCTCCTTCTGTATTGTATGAAAAAGGAATTAGAGGTATCGAGCAGGTGTCATGAAGGTAGATAATGTTACGTTCGTCGAGGTTGCTGTGAAGGGCATGACGAAGGAAGAGTTTATTAATGCACACATTAAAGTCGTGTGGCAGGAACTGAAGGAAGCTGACCGCAAGAAGAAGCTCTCGGAAGTGTACGATGCGATAACTAAGTAACCGACGGGCTGGGGTGTGATTACAGCCCGGCCCGTTATATTTTTACTGTATGGCAGATTTTGATGAATTACATAGAGTTATTCATTCCATTGCATCCGGGTTTGAAGAGGAATGTATTAGGTGTATGGAAGAACATAAGAATGTGCTCGTTGATTGCATTCAGGAGCAATTATATTCCGGTCTGGACGGTACTGAACATCTATTGAATCCTGATTATGATACTGACACCTATTTTAACGAGCCCGGTCCCTGGCAGAACCGTGCGGAACAATATAAACGATGGAAGGAGAGGATAACTCCACCTCTTAGAAGTGAGATGCTTTATTTGCCACCGCGTCCGGTTGAGGTACCTAACCTCTTTATTACTGGTACTTTCTATGATAGCATAACTGCCGATAGAATTGATTCCGGGCTTCGATTCTCAACGAAAGGATTTACGGACGGTAGTTCTATTGAGAAGAAATACGGTGAGCAGATTTTAGGCATTGGTGATACAGCTAAAGAGTACTTTAATATTATGTATCTCCGTCCCTGGATGGAACGTTTCTTTTCAGAATGTGGATATCGGTAGAAAATGGCTTGTAGTTGCGAAATAAAAAAGATGCAGAGTGAACTGGAACGTATCAGTGATCTGGCAAAGAAAGCAGCTGTCTTGGATGGTTGCATGTATGTCGTTTATCAGAAAGAAGATGGTACCTATGCTTTTGATAAACTAGGAGTTGAGATAAAAGGAAAGATTGTTGAATATAGACATTACCTGTAATTATGGCAGATTTAAAATTAAAAGATTTCGTTGATGAGAGCGATTTGCAGAAATTGGTGGAGCTTGATAATACTATTGAGCGTGTGAGGGCTGATTATGCTAATGCGGCCAAAGAATTAGCAAAAGGTTTGAAACTAAATGTAGAAGGCGTTGCTGATCTTGAAAAGTTGAGTAATCTTTATAATACCCAAGCAAAAACGGCTGGTTCTGCATCTGCTGAATTAACCGAAGCCCTTAGAAGACAGTCTGAAATAACTCAAACTGTCAGTAAGAAGATAGAGGAAAAGCTAAATGTAGAGAAATTATCTGCTGCTGAACTGAAGAAACTAACCAAAGCAAACTCGGATAATGCTGTGTCCTTGGAAAAGGCTGCTAAAGCAGAAGCTAACTTGACAAAAGCGCAGAATGCCGGTAATGCTACTCGTAAGAAAGCTGTTCTATCTGAAGAAGAACGTTTGAAACTTATCAGAACTGCTATTATCTTGACTAATCAGGAAGTACATAGCCGTTCACAAGCAAAGGAAATGAATAAGCAGCTGCAAAAGGCTGTTGATGTTTTGAAAGATACGGATGAAAACTATATTCGTACACTTGCCCGTCTTAATTCTACTATTGGAATCAACACTGATTACATAAAGCGAAATTCCGATCGATATAGTCAACAGAAAATGACAATTGGTGCATACCGGGAAGAAGTAAAGGCTGCATGGGTTGAGATACAGAACGGTAATAAGTCCATGCAGAATATGGGTATTATTGCCCGGAATGCAGGAAGGATGCTTAAAACGGAGATGGCTCCTGGGCTAAGCCAAGTTAGTGCAGGATTGAAAGGATGGGCTGCTGGATATATTGGTGCACAAGCTGTTGTTGGAGGGATTGTTAAGATGTTTACGCAGCTGCGTGAAGGCGTTGGTTCCATTGTTGAATTTGAATTTGCTAATAGCAAACTTGCAGCGATTTTAGGTACGACGGCTGACAATATCAAAGAATTAACCACTGATGCGCGTCAATTAGGAGCAACAACGAAATATACAGCTGCACAAGCTACTGAACTACAAATAGAATTAGCCAAATTAGGTTTTACACGTCGTGAAATATTAGATTCGACAGGTGCCATATTACGATTCGCAC